TCGCGACCATTACAGATATGAAGGTTGGGGACGGTAATCAGCAAGCTGCTGTTGGTACAACAATAGCAATGTTGGAGCAGGGTTCGCGGGTCATGAGTGCTGTGCATAAAAGGTTGCACTATGCGATGCGTCAGGAGTTTAAGATACTTGCGCGGGTTATGTCGGAGTTTTTACCGCAGGAGTATCCGTATAGTATCGAGGGCAGTGATCAGGCGGTCATGGCGAGTGACTTTGATGACCGTGTAGATGTTATACCTGTATCAAATCCGAATGTATTTAGTCAGGCGCAGCGGATAGCGTTAGCTCAAACTAAGTTACAATTGGCGGCTCAAGCGCCAGAGATGCATAACATGCACGAGGTGTTTAGGGATATGTATGAGGCCTTGGGTGTGACAGACACCGACAGGATATTGAAATCAATGCCGGACGAGGAGCCGTTACCCACGGACCCCGCACAAGAAAACATCAACGCACTGGACAACATGCAACTGTTTGCATTTCAGGGTCAGAATCACCAGGCGCATATTATGTCTCATTTGGTATTTGGCGCGAGTCCAATGGTTGCTCAAATGCCACCTGTTGCCTTAAGTGTTCAAAAGCACGTCATGGAACATGTGAAGATTGCGGCGCAAGAGCAGGCGATGGCACAAATGTCACAAATGGGTCCGATGGATGCAGATCAGCAGGATTTACAATTCGAGGCATTAGTGGCACAGTTTGTGGCAGAGGGTATGCAGCAGGCAAAAGCTTTGTCAGCACAGGTCTCTGGTGCAAATCAGCCAGATCCGCTAGTAAAGTTGAAAGAGCAAGAGTTACAGATACGGGCACAGTCAGAGCAAACGGATGCTCAACTGGACCAACAGAAATTGCAGCTTGATGCGCAGAATCAGCAGATGCGCAGTGAGCAGTTTGATAAGCGCCTAGAAAGTCAGGAAAGACAGACTGCGGCGCGTATTGATAGTGCAATGCAAAGAGAACTACTTAAACAAAGGGGAAAGTAAAATGTCCAAGGTTAAAATTGTAGTAAACACGCCTACAAAAGCTCCCAAGCCTGAGACAGTCGGAAAGCCTAAAACACCTCCGATGGCGGGTGACACCTACAAAAAGGTGAAAACTCGTGGTACTGGCGCAGCTATTAAGGGCACGACACACATGGGTGTCTAACCCATATGGATCCAGTTAGTTGCGTTGCCCTAGCGACAGGGGCGTACAAGACGCTTCGTGCGGCTATTTCTACGGGCAAGGATTTACAAGATATGACGGGAACTTTATCCCAATGGGGCAAAGCTTTCTCTGATTTTGCTAATCTCGAAGAGCGTGAGAAAAATCCTCCGTTTTGGAAGAAGACGTTTAGGGGGTCTGATGAAGAAACAGCCCTAGAAATTTTTGCTCAAAAGAAAAAAATGGAACAAATGAGAGCGGAAATAAAAGATCATATTTCTTGGAACTATGGCCCCAGTGCGTGGAAAGAAGTCCTGCAAATAGAAGCAGATATGCGGCGAAGACGAAAACAAGAGTTGTATAAAAAGCAGGAGCGAATAGATGCGGCTATTAATTTTACTATTGGGTTTATTCTTTTTGTCGTCAGTGGTGGTATCTTGTTCTGCGTTTTCTATTTCATCGGCAAATGGCAAGGACGTTGGTAATCATGTGGGTGCTATTATGGTTACAATTAGTGAGTGGAACTTTTGATCACTACCATGTAGATAGTTACTCCAGTGAAGAAGCCTGCAAAGCAGCACAAAAAGAAGCAAAAGTTCTTGTCACAAACCAAAACTCTAAAGTGGTATGTATTAAAATAGAACGGTGATTTTAGTTGAGCGGCGCGGAAAATACATATTGTATGACAAAAACGGAAAAGTGGTTATAATAACTCGTGATAAAAGAATTATCATGGCATACGTGAGGTCAAAGAAGTGACGGAGTTTGAGAAAGCAGATTTAAATAACAACGGCGTTATAGAGAAAGCAGAGTGGAATAAACTTGCCTTAGAAGATCGCAGGCTTGAGATGGTTGACAGGGATCTGAAGCGTAACGCAGAACGTAGGTTTACGGGTTTTGCTTTGGCAGGAATGCTTATTTATCCGTTTATCATATTGTTGGCTAGTGTACTGGGTTTTGACAAGGCGGCGAGCCTTATCACAGATATTGCAAGTGTATATGTTATTGCCGCAAGCGGCGTGGTTGCTGCTTTCATGGGATTTAACGCCTACAGCGCAAAAGCTGAAAGTAAAAAAACAAGCATTCAGATGGAGGGAGACTGATGCTAGATTTAATAGGAAAACTGGTTGATCCAGTAAGTAATATTCTTGACAAGGTAGTAGAAGACAAAGATCAAAAGGCTAGATTAGCTCACGAAATTGCAACCATGGCTGAGAAAAACTCTCAAGCCCTTATGATGCAACAACTGAAGATTTTGCAAGCCGATGCTCAAGGAAATTGGTTTCAAGCATCGTGGCGACCCCTTATTGGTTGGATTTGCGGGATCTCTCTTGGTATAAATTATATGATCGCCCCAATTGCTTTGGGCTTTGGTTTTGAAATTCCACAGGCAGATATGTCAGTAATGATGCCCTTGTTGTTGGGTATGCTTGGTATTGGTGGTATGAGATCATTTGATAAGTTAAAGAAAACGGATAGTAAAAAATGAAATACATGAAAGATATAGTGGTATTAGTTATGGCTATTGGTTTAATGGGCATACTTGCACTAATTGTTTATGACGAGTTTGCTATGGCAAACGCTCATGGTGGTGAATTGGATGAAAACATCATAGGTTTGCTGCAAATGAGCATGACAGGTGTTATTGGCGTAGTCGGCGGTTATGTAGGTGGCAAATCAAATGGCTGATTTAAAGATTCCAGTGGCCCTGGTTTTTGCTATGGCTGTGCAATTAGTTGGTTTGGTGTGGTATATAAGCAACATAGTCCATGATATTGAACACTTAAAAAAAACGGTATCAACCCAAGATGAAATGATACGTCTCATGGATCAAGATTTGGATGATTTGTGGTATTTCTGTACTTTTACTGAAAACAAATGGGCTGAGTCATATACAAATGATATGACTTATCAAAGAGTTTGTGGAACAAAAGAGGTTGTAGATGAGTGAAGCACTTAAATCGTTACAGGAAAAAATAGGTTCAAACCCGGATGGTGCTTTTGGACCTAATACCGCTAAAGCAATTTGTAATCATTATGCTTTAAACCCAGAGCGTGGCGCACATTTTTTGGGTCAATTAGTACATGAAAGTGGAACTTTTCGTTATGTTGAGGAAAATTTAAATTATTCGAAAGAATCTATTCTTAAAGTTTTTGGAAAATACTTTCCAACTGAGGGGGAGGCAGAAAAATGCGCTCGAAACCCTCAAGCTTTAGCAGATAAAGTTTATGGCGGTAGAATGGGTAATGAAGGACAGGGATATTTGTGGCGAGGCCGCGGATTTTTGCAATGCACTGGCAAAAATAACTACTCTCAGTTTGCCGCAGATATGGATTTGCCTGAAATTATGAAAGATCCTGATTTGGTGGCTACAAAGTACCCTATGGAAAGTGCGATTTGGTTCTTTCACAGAAACAAGTTGTGGGAAATTTGTGACGAAGGCGTCAATGAAGAAACCATTAAAACGATTACCAAAAAAGTGAACGGTGGATATAATGGTTTGAAGCACCGCAAAGAAGAAACCCAAAAAATATATAAGTGGTTTAATATATAATTGCATATTATCTTAAAATATCTTAGCATTTCTCATATAAGAAAAGGTGGGAATATCTAAGAATGGATGAGATATATGTTGCGGAGGCTGTTTTTCGCATTATAAAAGAAAGAAGACAAGGTGTTGTTGACCTGATGCAGTTTGGCAACGTCGCGTCGATGGAGCAATATCGTGAGCTTATGGGCAACATGGAAGCCTTAAATCACGTGGAACAGGAACTCAAGGGCCTGCTAGATAAACAGGAGCGAAGTAATGACTGAGAGCGCAAAAGTTGATTTAACTGAAGTAAAAGAGGCCGTCGCAAGTCTCGGAGATGCTTACAAAGAGCCAACAGTTAAAGTTTTAGACCCAGAAGCCATAGGCGGGTCACTTCTAGATAGGATGCCTAACCCCACAGGATGGAGAATTTTAGTTTTACCCTACCGCGGTAAGGGAAAAACTGAAGGTGGCATATTCTTGCCCGATTCTGCTGTAGAACAGCAGCAAATTTCAACGCAAGTCGGCTATGTACTGAAAGTCGGACCGTTAGCATATCAAGACCCAGAGAAATTTCCCTCTGGCCCTTGGTGCGCGGAGAAAGAATGGGTGATGTTTGCAAGATATGCAGGATCACGCTTTGCCATTGATGGCGGGGAAGTTCGTATATTAAATGATGACGAGATTTTGGCTCGAATTAACGATCCAGAAGACATTTTGCATTACTAGGAGGATTTTATGGCAGAAGAACAGGCTCAATTAGAGATGGAGATGGAGGCTGATACAGAAGTAGAAGTTGAAGCGCCGGAGCAAGAAGCAGAATCAGAAAACGTAGAGGTTGTTCAAGAGGATCAGTTTGAAAAAGCTGAAAGCTCTACTCAAAAGCGTATCGACAGGCTCACAAAAAAAATGCGTGAGGCACAACGTCGCGAAGAGGAAGCAATTAACTATGCAAAGCAGGTTCAAGAAGAGGCTACGAAATTAAAGGAAAGATTTAGTGCCTTAGATAGTAATTATGTTACCGAGTACACTAATAGAGTGTCTACTCAGATGGAGCAAACGGAAAAAGAATTAGCCAGAGCAATGGAGTTGGGAGATACAGCAGCCGTTGTAGAAGCTAATAAGAAAATGATTGCGTTATCTGCGGAAAATGAACGTGCCAATCAAGCTAAATTAGCGCAGGAAAGACAACAGCAGCAGGCAGAACAGCAACAAGCTGCACCGCAGCAAACGCAAGCTGCACCGCAGCAACAAATTAAACGTCCAGATCCAAAAGCTCAAGATTGGGCTTCTCGAAATGAATGGTTTGGGCAGGATGAAGCCAAAACTTTTGCAGCTTTTGGCATTCATAAGAAGCTTGTGGAGGACGAAGGGTTTGACCCCACGAGCGATGAGTACTATACTGAGCTTGATCGCCGCATTTCCGATACGTTTGGAGGTGAAGCGAAAAGCGCAAGCAAACGACCCGCTCAGACGGTTGCAGGCGTATCAAGATCTAATTCTGGGCGCAGCAGTGGGAAAAAGGTTAGACTCACCCCTAGCCAAGTCGCAATCGCGAAAAAATTGGGTGTGCCGCTAGAAGAATATGCGAAATACGTGAAGGAGTAGCATAATGACTGATAATACAAACGATTCAATCAAGCGTACTTCTCGCGCTAACCAAACAAGGGAAAAAACGGCGCAAAGGCGTCCGTGGGCACCCCCGTCAATGTTAGATGCACCACCTGCCCCTGATGGGTTTGCGCATCGTTGGATTCGAGCCGAAACGCGAGGATTTGATGATACAAAAAACATCAGTGCTAAAATGCGGGAAGGTTGGGAACTTGTCCGAAAGGACGAATATCCTGACTTCGAAGCTCCTATTATAGAATCAGGTAAATATGAAGGTGTGTTTGGAGTAGGCGGACTGATACTTGCTCGGATTCCAGTTGAGACGGTTCAGGAGAGATCGGATTATTTTAATAATAAATCTAGAGATCAAATGGATGCAGTTGACTACGACATGATGAGAGAGAATCAACATTCAACCATGACGATCAATAAACCTGATCGTCAATCTCGTGTAACCTTCGGTGGCCCTCGTAGAAGTTAGGGTCGCCCCTTAAGGAGAAAACTAAAATGGCAAATCAAGATACCGCCTTTGGTTTACGTCCTATCGGGCTTGTTGGAAACGGTGTAAATTCTACTGGGGTAACTCAGTACGAAGTCGCTTCTAACAACACCAATCCAATCTTCCAATTTTCATTATGTGTGCCAACTGCGGCAGGCGTAATTGATCATGCGGGAGCTACAAGTGGGGGTACAACTCCTGCTCTTGGTGTTCTGATGGGCGTAGAGTACGTTGACTCAGTTTCAAAAAAACCAACCTTTATTAATCATTGGCCTGGTTCAAACAACGTTAGCGTAGATACTAACCACCCTGTTAAAGCTTTTGTAGCTGACAATCCAAATCAGTTGTATAAAGTTGCAACTGACGCAACGATTACAGATCGTGCGACAGCCCTTACGGCTGTTTTTGCAAATGCGTCTTTAGGCACATCTGCACGTACTGGTTCAACCAATACGGGTAATTCAAACTCAGCACTGAGTGTATCTTCTATCAACACTACAGCGACACTACCGTTGCGTATTGTTGGCATCATGGATGATGAAGCAAACAGTGATTTCACTGCTGCGGGTATTCCATTGATCGTTAGAATTAACGCTCATTTCAATGCAACCACGTCGCGGTTTGATTCACAAACCAATGCGACCTCAACAGGCATATAAGGAGAGCGTAGTATGGCTATATCACGCGCACAACTAGCAAAAGAGCTAGAACCTGGCCTAAATGCATTGTTTGGGTTAGAGTACAATCGTTACGAGAACGAGCATTCTGAAATCTTTGAAGAAGAAGCATCTGATCGTGCTTTTGAAGAGGAGGTAATGCTTGGTGGTTTTTCAACTGCACCTGTTAAATCTGAAGGCGGAGCCATCAGCTTTGATGATGCACAAGAAACATACACTGCTCGTTACACTCACGAAACCATTGCTTTGGCTTTCTCAATTACAGAGGAAGCAATTGAGGACAACCTATATGATCGTTTAGCTTCTCGTTATACGAAAGCTCTTGCACGTTCTATGGCTCAAACAAAGCAAATAAAAGCTGCATCTATTTTGAACAATGCGTTCAACACTGGTGCAAACGCGATTGGGGACGGCGCAGCACTATGCTCAAACGCCCACCCATCTCTGTCAGGTAACCAAAGTAATATCTTGGCAACTGCGGCAGACCTCAATGAAACCTCTTTGGAGCAAATGCTCATTGATATTGCAGGTTTTACTGATGAGCGTGGCCTTAAAATTGCAGTTAGCGGTGTGAAATTAATCATACCAAAAGAATTGCAGTTTATTGCAGAGCGAGTGTTAAACTCAAATCTACGTCCGGGAACAGCGGATAATGACGCAAACGCAATGAAGAACATGGGAATGATTCCTCAAGGCGCTGTCGTTAACCACTTCTTAACTGACACAGATGCGTATTTCATAAAAACAGACGCACCTAATGGGTTTAAGTATTTCAATCGTGCCCCAATCAAAACAGCCATGGAAGGCGATTTTGATACAGGTAATATGCGATTTAAAGCTCGTGAGCGTTACAGCTTCGGTGTATCCGACTGGCGCACTGTATTTGGAACTCCGGGCGCAGCCTAAGTTTCAATACATTTCAAACAGGGAGAGCCGCTTTTGCGGCTCTTTCTTTTTTTATTTTATATGTTATAGTGAGATATCCCTGACAGCGGCATGGGGCTGCTGACTCAACCCAAGACAGGAGATCTACATGGGTACGACAACTTTCTCTGGTCCTATTAAAGCAGGAACCATTAAAGAAACTACGGGCACAACGCTCGGCACAAATATCAAAAACACTGGTCAAGTTGTAATGTCTCAAACATTTGCAGCAGATTTATCTGGCGGCGCTTTGGCTGCACAAGTTACAGATGTTGTTATTCCTGCAAACTCTCAAATTATTGATTGTGTGCTTGACGTAATTACAGCAGCAAGTGGGGCCACAAATATAAGCGTGGGAGACACTGTCGGTGGTGCAGCAACTCTTGTAAATACATTTGGAATTGGAACTACCGCAGGACGTAAATATCCAACTACTGAATCTGGTGGCGCACTAGCGTGGGAAGATACAGGAACAGCCGACATTCGTTTGACTGTCACTAATTCCGCTGCAACATCAGCAGGTGAGATTCGTATTACCATTTTGTATGCTCAAAACAATAACCTCGGTTAAAGGAGGCTTAAATGGCTAATTCAGACGTAAAAGCAAAGCGTCTGACGGGGACAGGCGCGGCCTCAGTGGGTCGCGCACGTTTACGACAGATACAGGTTCTTACAGGCGGCGGCGCGGGTAGACTTACCCTTACTGACGGAAATGGGGGTTCAACGGTTTTAGATATCGATTTTTCTGCATCCGAAACTCATTCGGTAAACATTCCGGATGAGGGTATTTTGTTCACAAGCGATATTCATATCTCGGTCGCTACTAATGTCACCGCATTAACTATTTTCCATAGCTAAGGTGGGCCTATGGCGTCTAAGGTAAAAACAAAGTCGTCGAAAGAAAAGAAACGCAAAAGCGATAATATGCCGAAGCGTAATAAAAAAAATTTCCGCCCTACAGAAAAAGGGGCGGGAATGACAAAAGCGGGTGTGGCTGCATATAGACGTAAAAACCCCGGCTCTAAACTTAGAACGGCGGTGACTAAGAAAAAAGGTCTGACAAAATCGGAAAAAGCCAGACGCAAGTCTTTTTGCGCTCGATCTGCGGGTCAGATGAAAAAGTTTCCAAAAGCTGCAAAAGATCCAAACTCACGTTTGAGGCAAGCAAGAAAACGATGGAGATGTTAAGTGAATACTGAAGATCTTTTAAAACTTCTCGAAAAACACGAGTCAGAATGTAATGAGCGGTATAAAAAAATAGACAAACAGCTTGATAAGCTTGATATGAGGCTATGGGGAATAGCCGTTTTAATTATAGCAACAGCAGTAGCGGGGAAACTTTTGTAATGGCAAACGCGAAGAGAACTAGAAAAACACCAAAAGGACTAACTTATTTTAAAAATGGGGGCGGTGCATCTAAAAAATCAAAGGGGAGTAAAATTTGTCCAGAAGGAAAAGCTTGGGCAAAACGTACTTTTGATACCTATCCATCAGCTTATGCAAATCTTGCTGCCTCAAAATATTGTAAAGACCCTAATTACGCTAAAAAGTCGAAAGGCGGCAAAAGAAAGGGAAGATAATGGTAAGTAAAAAACAAACAGCAACTCTGAAAAAAGTTATGAGAGGTTTAAATAAAGCGTCGAAAACACATGCAAAGCAAGCAAAAAGCATAAAAAAGGTTATTAAGAAAAAAAGGTAGATTATGGCTGATCCAAAAAAAGGAACTGGTAAAAAGCCAAAAAAAAGTGGTCGCAGGCTTTATACTGATGAAAATCCAAAAGATACCGTCTCTATAAAATTTGCAACAGAAAAGGACGCTAGAGATACAGTCGCAAAGGTAAAAAAAATTAACAAACCGTTTGCTAGAAAGATACAAATATTGACAGTTTTAGAACAAAGGGCAAAGGTAGCAGGAAAAATAAAACAAGCTGCAATCGCAAAAAAAGGTAAAGAAGCAATTAGAAAACAGCGCGGTAACTCCAATGGGTGAATTAAAAAAATGGTTAAAACAAGATTGGGTAAGGATTGGCTCTGATGGTGAAATCAAAGGTAAATGCGGCACTTCAAAGGATAAAAAAAATCCTGACAGGTGTCTTCCAAGGTCTAAAGCAAATAGTCTTTCGAAAGCCGAAAGAGCAGCCACTGCCAGAAAAAAGAAAAGCGAAGGTAGAAAAGGTAAAACCTTCGTCAAAAACACCAAAGAAGCAGAAGTTAAGTTCGCAAGCATCGGTGGCGCAATCGAAAATCAAAAAGCCAAAAGGCCGTCCCCCAAAAACAAAAAAGGTAAAAAAGGAATCGTAGCAAGAGGCTGTGGTGCAGTATTGTCAAATCGCAGAAAAAGAACCACAGGTTCCGTATCTGCATAAGTCAGAAAGGAGACAAAAATGGCAATGAAGAAAAAAGGTTACCGATCAGGTGGCAAAGTAAAACGTAAGGCTAAAGGCGGCGCGATGGGCGGTGTAAAACGTAAGGCTAAAGGCGGCGCGATGGGCGGTGTAAAACGTCGGGCTAAAGGCGGTGCAATGGGTGGTAAAAACACCATGAAAATGAAAATGGGTGGTGGTGCAATGACTATGGCTCAACTTAGAAGCGCAGCAAAACAAAAGGGAATGGAGCTACGCCCAATGGCAAAAGGTGGAGCCGCGAAGAAGAAAAAATAATGGCGTATTTACATTCAAATGTGCCTTACTTTAAGGCATGGATTCGCCGTGAATACACTCACAATCATGAGAAGTACCACGGCGAATTTTTACATGCAATGGTCATCGGAGTTACGACCATGCCAAATAGATGTTTAAGTTTTCAGGTAATATTTACTGGAAGTGAGGCTGAAGGAGATGACGAAGACACTGTCCACGGGGGCGCGATGTGGGCGAGAATGCCGTTGACGGCGCTTGTTGCAGATATACCACTAGAAGAGTGGCCTGAGCCAATGGAAACTTACGATGCCCAACCTTGGGATTGCGCGTCGTATCATCATTCTGTCTTCGTTATGGACCGAGCTACGCCTTGTCCATGGCTTGCTAAGATTGACGGGAAAATGTTACCTGCTAAATATCTTTTTACTGTTGATTACGCGGAAAGCGAGATTGCTGATGATCCTGCGCAACACAAACAAAGTCATGTTTTACAGCTTCTTGACGCCGGAGAATGGACCGGGAATGTTGTTGCTTTACCAAATAATAGAGTGCGAGTCACACATCCCGCATGGTTTGCGACGGGAGAAGGGGCACCCGACTTTAAACCTTCACAACATATACACTATTCAAAAAGCGATTTAGACTATACACTAGATGTAAATAGGGTTTTCGATAACCTTTATAATGAGGATTAAACATGACTGTTTCTAACAGTAAGAATTTTGAGTTAGATGTAGCAGAATACATTGAAGAGGCCTTTGAGCGGTGTGGATTAGAGGTTCGTACTGGTTATGATCTGAAAACAGCAAAACGCTCTTTAAATCTTATGCTTGCAGAGTGGGCAAATCGTGGTTTGAATCAATGGACAATAAAACAACGCACTCAAACTGTCACACAAGCTGATGGCGAGTATGATCTTGGAACGGACGTTATTGATGTTTTATCCCTCGTGGTAAGAAGAGATAACACAGATTTTGCACTTACTAGAGTAAGTAGGGATACGTTTCTCTCTATACCAAACAAAACAACCCAAGGACGTCCGTCCCAGTTTTTTCTTGACAGACAAATAACACCAAACTTAAAAATTTGGCCAATTCCAGAAAATAGCACAGATGTAATTTATTATGATGCTTTAACACGCATGGACGACGCAGATGCACAGGTTAATACATTAGATATGCCTTTTCGGTTCTATCCCTGTCTTGCCGCAGGATTAGCGTATTATATTGCATTAAAACGAGCGCCAAATAGATTGCAATTATTAAAAGCTGTTTATGAAGAAGAGTTTGAAAGAGCGATGGCAGAGGATCGAGATAGGGCATCTTTCAATGTTGTGCCACAATTTGAATATTTTAGGACAACCTAATGACAAAATTTGCCTCTGGGAAAAACGCTTATGCAATATCGGATCGATCTGGTTTTCGATATCGTTACAAAGACATGCGTCGGGAGTGGAACGGAGCTTTAGTAGGACGGGATGAGTTTGAAGCGAAACAACCTCAATTAGGTCCTTTTAGAAAAGTCATTGATGCTCAAGCTTTGCGTGATGCGCGACCAGATCAAGAAAATCCTGTTAAAACTTTTGAAGTTAAAACAACAAATGGCATAACTTATCTTGGCAATGGAAATTGGTCTACGGCGGGTTTTGCAGAACTTCCAAGTAAAATTGAAGCAACGACTGCTCTACAAGGTGCAGTAGGCCAAGTGTTAGTAAATGAAAATCAGACAGATGTGACAGGTGTTTCTGCGACAGGTCAGGTTGGTTCAATACTCTTTGCCCCGAGATTTGACAGCACATCGATTACTTTAGATTCAACAACAGACACCTTTGATGAGGGATAAAAGATGGCAAAACAAACAGTAGGTATTGGCTCATCTGCAAATGACGGATCAGGAGATACTCTTCGTGCAGGTGCGGATAAAATTAATGACAACTTCAATGAGGTGTATGCTGCCCTCGGAAATGGCACAACTCTTACAGATATAATTGATTCAAATGGTTTATTTGATGTTAGCTCTGGAGCTAATAAAATTGTTTTTTATTATGCTGCTTTAAGTGATCTCCCTAGTGCCTCTACATACCATGGCGCGGTAGCTCATGTTCATGCAACTGGTGGACTGTATTTTGCCCACGGTGGCAATTGGATTAGACTGAATGACGAAGTATCTGGGCCTGTAACGACCTACGTAGCAGGGACAAGTGGTTCTTCTGCATACACTTTTACTGGCCCTGGGGCTACTGCGGGTAATAATCCAAACTTTACTTTTTATAAAGGTCATACATACTTAATAGACAATACAGCAAATGTAAGCAGTCACCCTTTGCAAATAAGAACATCTAATGGTGGATCTGCTTTTACAACAGGTGTTACAGAAAACTACAATTCAACGACAGGATTGACACAATTTATTGTGCCTCATGAA